ACTGATGAAATGGTATATACTGATCTGATACGAAATTATTGCAGTGAATTTCTCAATACAAACATACCTGATTCTGATAAAAACTGGAGAAGAAATGCAAAACTACGTGAAAGTATATCTTGACTATTTTGATCTTGGAGAACAGGATATAATTCATTGTGAATGTTGCCCTAAATCCGGTAGGGTAGATGGCTCCGGTTTCGACATCCATCATATCAATGGCAGGGGCAAGGGAAAGGACATTATAGAAAACCTGATGTGCCTGTGCAGAGAAGATCATGATAGAGTAAATACAAAAGAATTGCCTAAAGAAGAATTACAGACTATTCATAATAACTTTATAAGAAGATATGAAAAAAGAATCTGACTTGTTAATCAAAATAAGTGGATATGACATCAGTGGAGAATTAGTCCTGCCTAAATCCAAGGCAGAAAGACTTGTGAATAAAATTGTAAAAGAACGAAGACGTATCGGTCATCAAATCAATGGAATGTTAATTTTTGAATTTCAGAAACTATGATTATCCTTTTAGGATGTGAAGAATCACAGGCAGTATGTAAAGAATTTCGTAAATTAGGACATGAGGCATATTCATGTGATGAGTTACCTTGCAGTGGTGGTCATCCTGAGTGGCATATTCAATATGATGTCCTTCAGATAATTAAAAGAACTGAATTTCTAACCCAGGATAATGTTTTGCATATCATTAAAGGATGGGATATGGCAATATTTTTCCCTCCCTGCACACACCTTGCAGTTAGTGGTGCCAAACATTTTGAACAAAAACGTAAAGATGGCAGGCAGCAACAGGGAATTGATTTCTTTATGGCATTACAAAATACCGATATTCCTATGACGGCAACAGAAAATCCTGTTGGCATAATGAGTACAATTTATAGAAAACCTGATCAGATTATTCAACCTTATGAATTCGGAGAAGAAGCAAGTAAAAAAACATGTTTATGGTTAAAGAATTTACCTTTATTATTTCCAACTCAGATTGTTCAACCACAAATTACAACCTTAAAAACTGGTGCAAAATTTTCAACATGGGATTATAAAATATCCATGAATCATAAAGAACGTGCAAAATTAAGAAGTAAAACATTTCCAGGAATTGCCCAGGCAATGGCAAGTCAATGGTCAAACCCAAATAATTTTAATATGAAACAAGAAGTAAAAAAAGATTATGTGCGTGTCATCCCACAGATGACCTTTAAACCAGGTACGATAAGCCTTATCTCAGAAGAGAACCATAAGTATTATCCAAAAGGATCTATAGTCCTTCAGGTATCAAGAGATACAGTCTATGCCATGCATCATCCTTTAGTCTGTGAGGTGAAGAAGATAAAGTCTAAAGGAGTAGAGAAGTATGTAGCCAAAGTAGTCCTGCAGGGAGAATTTACAGAATAATATTTGTTTATATCAAATTAAAATTTATATTTGCAACGTAATAGACGCTACATGAAAAAAGAAATCAACTTTTTCAAAAACATAGCCAGTATCCTGGCAACAAAGTCCGTAGAAGGTTCTTGATTAGCGTCTCCCTGAAGCGGATTTTTTGTTGGGTACTGGCTTCTTTTATTAAATAATTATACCTATGAAAAAACATGTATTTAACATTTTACCAGAAATTCAAGGTGATGATTATAAAAAACTCTTGAATGATATTCAAAAAAATGGATATGACATAAAATTTCCAATCTATCTTTATGAAGGAGATATTATAGATGGATGGCAACGATATTTAATTTGTCAAAAATTAGGTATTATTCCTGTTTACGAAACCTTTGAAGGCACAAAACTTGAGGCAATTCAATTTATATTACGTACCAACAAAAGACGTAACCTAACTTCCTCTCAATGGGCAGCAATAGCCAACGAAGCAACTGACATTATCAATGAACTGGAGAAGCAGGCAAAGGAGAGAAATTTGGCTAATCTCAAACAAGGAAACGAAAAACCCGTTATAAAAAAAGTTTTATTGCGGGAACAAGGAACAACTGTCGGAAAACTTGCAGACATATTCCCTACCAATACTCAATATATACAAGAAGCCAAACGCATCAAACGAGAATCCCCTGAGATATTTGAACAAATAAAAAGCGGTGAAAAGACTATATCCCAAGTTAAGCGTGAGCAATCTCCTACGCCAATAGAAAATGACTCTGATCCATTTTTTTATCAAACATCTAAACTACTTACTCAATCATTAGATCATCTTGAACGTATTTTACAAGAAGAACATATTCCTAAAACGAAGAAAGACTTCATTCATATTGATTCCATAAATCACGAACTATATAGACTTGTTAGATTAGCAGGACAAATTGGTGTAGACATAAAAACAGTATGGGAAAAAATGGCAGAAAGACATGGATTTGAAATTGAAGTCCCCAAATATTTGAAACGTCCCTCAACTTTTGAGGATAATATAACTAATATTAATTAAAATGAAATCAAAAAAGATTAAAACAAAAGTAAAAGCGACTGATCGTTCGCAAATTACCGATAAAAATATCGGTGAAGTATTCAAAGAAAAAATTGAATATGTAATAGATTTAACAAGAAAAGAAAAACCATACATTAATTGGTTATCTAAGTATGCATTATTATGGGGTGGTAAAGTGTTTAATAATCTTGATTTTAATAATCCATTAAGAGTTGGTTTTGTTAGTAGTTATGATTATAAAAACAGAAGGTACAAACAATCGCACCTTCCAGGAAGAATGCCTACTGAATCAGAACAACAAAAAATGGAAAAACTTTATGGAGTTGCACTTCCTTGGCCTCCAAGAGGTTTGTCTGACATTATTCAAAATTCATTTCGTGATATTGAAGATAAATTAATTGAAAATGACGATTCTATTATTATTGCTCCTTGTCGAGGATATATAGATAGAAATGGAAAATTGATTGATCCTGCATGGAATATAACCGAAGAATGGAGTTCAAACATGATTTCTGGATATTTAATCTATCGAGGTGATGCAGAAGGAATTAAAATAGTACAAGAATTTTTGTTAAACACTGCTGATTCTATTTTACAAAGACAAGTAGAAAGAACAAAAATTACTGCACCACAATTAAGAGAAGGAAGAATATCTGCAGCAAATTCAGCTTCTATTAGAGGAGATAGAAGATTACAAAGGATTTCATCATTAATTGCTTTACAAACGAATGAACATATTGAAGATTGGAATAATTTGCTTTCTTTAGATGCAAGTTCAAATGAAGCTGAAAATGATGAATAATTAATTTTTTGAGGGACGTTTATTTTCCAATTATGGCTAAAGATCCTGCATTCTTATTTTATCCTAACGATTGGCTTGGAGGCACACTTGGAATGACTCTTGAGGAAAAAGGTGCATATATGGAACTTTTAATGATGCAATTTAATAGAGGTCATATGACCTGTCATATGATAGGTCAAGTGGTAGGTCAAATTTGGGTCAAGCTGGAGGTTAAATTTAAAAAAGATGAGAATGGTTTATACTATAATGAGAGGTTAGAACAAGAAATAGAAAAACGCAAAGCCTATGTACGCAGTCGTTTCAATAACAAAGAAGGCAAAAATCAATACACAAATAAAAGAGGTCATATGACCACTCATATGACAGGTCATATGGAAAATGAAGATGAAGATATAAATAATAATAATAAAGGTGTGCAAAAAAGAAAAAAATTTATACCACCTACTTTAGAAGAAGTTAAAAACTTTTTTGAAGAAAAAGGATATTCAGAGATAGGTGCAATAAAAGCCTTTAACCATTATGATCTTGCAGGATGGCATGACACTAATGGAAAACCTGTTTTGAATTGGAAACAAAAGATGAATACAGTCTGGTTAAAAGATGAATATAAATTACAGAATAATGTGATAGTAAGGTTTGATAGTGGTCCAGGCAGATGAAGAGAGAGATATATACATCAGTAAGTAAGATACCACCTCAGTGCATAGATATTGAGGCATCAGTGATAGGTATGTGTATGATATATCCTGACTCAGTATCAGAGATAAAACTTACTCCTGAGATGTTTTATAAAGATGCACATAAAAAAATATACAGTGCAATACTGCAGTTGCCTAATAAATCAGACTTGTTATCTGTCACAGAATATCTAAGATCCAGAGAACAACTGGAAGAGGCAGGTGGTTTATTATATCTTACTGAATTAACAGGGAGTATATTCTCAAACTCAATGATAGTCCATCATTCTCTGCTGATAAAAGAAAAATATCTCCTGAGAGAATATATCCGTATTGGTTATGAACTGCAAAACAAGGCATTTGAAGAAGACTTATCAGATGTATCAGAATATGCAGAGAGTTCACTCTTTCAACTATCAGACTTTACACAGACCAAAGAACCTAAGGCAATAGACAAATGCATTGATGAACTTATACTGGAAGTTGAAAAGATATACAACAAAGAAAAGTCTTTGATAGGGATACCATCAGGGTTCACATCTATTGACAGGATAACAGGGGGATGGCAACCAGGAAACCTTATCATCATCGCAGGACGGCCATCTACCGGAAAGACTGCACTTGCCCTGACACTCGCCTCTAATCCTGCAAGACTGCATTATCCTGTCTGTTTATTCTCTTTAGAGATGGCAGAAGGTGAATTGACTACTCGTTTTATGTCAGGGGCAACAGGATATACAAACGTAGAGATACGTAATGCCAACATTAATTTTGACAGGTTTGTTGATCAGAGTAATTCTATTGCCAACCTGCCTATCTATATAGACGATACTCCTGCACTGTCACTTTTTGAACTAAGGTCTAAAGTCAAAAAAGTCATTATCCGTTTCAATGTAAAACTCATTATCATAGACTATCTGCAACTGATGAAGGCAGATGCAGGCAACAGGGAACAGGAGGTCAGTATTATCTCAAGGGGACTGAAGGCAATATCCAAAGAGTTTAATATCCCTGTCATCGCCCTGTCACAACTTAACAGACAGGTAGAGGAACGTGCAGATAAACGTCCAAGACTTGCAGATTTGAGGGAGAGTGGTGCGATAGAACAGGACTCGGACATAGTATGTTTTGTCTATCGCCCTGCCTTATACAGTTTTAAAACCATTGATATTAACAATGAAACATTATCTACTGAAGGACTAATGATTATTGACTGTGCCAAAGATCGTAACGGGTCATTATTCTCAAAGGCACTGTACCATAATTCAAGTCTTACTATCATTCAGGAAAATAAATTTGAAATAAAAAATGAACCTTTTTAGAAGATAATTGACTTTTATATTTAATTTCTTGTTAATTTTTTGTATAATGAAAAAAAAGAAAAGAACTCTGGAGACAGTAATAAGGAAATATGGTTACGAGTATCATCTTGTAGAGGCAATACGTCCTGATGATGCACCACAGCCTGCAGTATTTGGAATGAAGAACTACGCACTAAAATCTGTAAGAA